TGTCGTAACCCGAGATCGCAACGTTGTTGAGGATGTACTCAACCCAGAGGCGCTGACCGGTCGGGATCAGGAGCTTGTAGCCGCCCGAGACAACAACCTTGCGGCCATTGATCTCGCGCTCGCTGAGCTCGATGATCGCCCGGATAAGGGCCTCGCGGCTGAACGGTGCGTTCGGAACCACGGTCGTGGTGCCATCGGGGATCAGGCCACCGGCCAGGTCCTGTCCGGTTCCAACACCCGTGATAAGCGCGCTGAAGACCTCGTACTCTTCAGTGTCGAGAGCGATCTGACGCATCGACTCAGGCAGTGCCTGCAGGAACCCGATGCTGTCGTTGATGAACGCCTCGAAAGTGAAGCCGGTCTTGAAACCGCGCTTACGGATGCCGCCCTGGTCCTGGCTGACTTCCTGCTCCATGTAGGCGTAGGGGTAACCCGTGCCCTCAGGAACGCGAGGAGCCACCCAGCGGGGTTCGCCGTCGCCCAGAACACCACCGGCGCTCCAGTCGGGACGGATGCTGTACAGCGTGGCGGGGCGGAAGTCCGGCACCGAACGCGTAGTCGCGATCTGGTTCCACTTGCGCTCTTCCTCAGCAAAGTCCGCGAGCACGTTCAACTGGGCGACGTGCGCCACGTTGAACACGGCGTCGGTCGAAACCATCGCCTCCTCAAGCGTACCCTTGGCAAGGCGGTCACCCTGCATGGTGCGCTCGATAAGCTCAGCGGCTGCGGCTGCCTTGGCCTCCGTGACACCCTGAACCACCTTGACGCGACCGTCAAGGGTGAACGGGTCCTTGTACTTCTCGTTGATGTCGCTCATTGTCCTTAGAGTCCGATCTGAACCGGCAGGTAGCCTGCACGCTTCGTGTAGTCGATGGGGTAGTCCACTCGACCGTAGGCGGTGTTGCCGCTGGAGGTGAGGGTCAGCGCGCCACCCGAGGTGATGTACACCTGCGTGCGGTCGGCAGTCGAAGTCGGAGCGGGGGTAACGCCCGAACTAACAACGCCCGTGAACTCCCACGTGCCGTCGAACGCCAGCGTGGTTTCCTTGCCGGTCAGACCGACGCCGCCGTTGTCGTAGGTCAGCGACGTGACGCCGCCACCCATCGGAATGTCCGCCGACGTAATGGTCTTGGTTGCGTCACCGCTGTTGGTCAGCGCGACCGCGGGGCGCGAGTCAAGCGGGTCGAGGAGCGGGGTGCCCGCTTCTACGGTAGCGACAAGCGTACGGACGCGAGGTGCCAGAGGACCCTCTTCCGTGTACTTGCGAATCATGTTCTTGGTCATTACTTGCTCCACCGTCCGATAGTCAGGTTCTTGGTCTGCGCGTCTTTCGACTCGTTCACCACTACAACATTACCACGGCGACCGGTGTAAGCGGGTGCCGCTTCTGGAGCGAGGGCTGAACGCGCCTCCTCCACGATTTCCTTAGCTTCCGCCAGTGCCTCGTCAATGTCCTCGCCTGCCAGCGCCCGCGCCTTCAGTGCAGCCGCCTGCTTCGGAAGAAGACCAGCAGCCTCGATAGCCGCGTCCTTCTCCTGATAGGCCGTCAGCGCTTCGGCAACGAGAGCGGTCGCAGCCGCGTTGACCGCAGCCTCGTCCGCTTCGCCCTGCACGACAGAACGCGACTCTGCAACGAAAGACTGGAACTGGGTGGCGAGTTCGGTGATCGCGGCGGTGTTCGCCTTGATTGCCTCTTCGATATCCACGTGATTTCCTTCCTTCTTCCATTCCGCTGCGGCTGCAGCGAAAAGACTTTCCACCTGGTACTTCACGCCCGAACCTTCAAGGCCCGCGAATGAAACCAGGTCAACCGTATTGCCACGCTCGTAGAGGAGTGACCGGACATTGCCCGTCACGTCCTTCACGGCCTTAGCGTGGATAGAGGCCTCGATGTTAGAACCGGCCTCCTCGATGACAGCGGCGTAACGGGGAAAGGGTTCGAGGAACCCCTGAAGCTCGCCCGCCTCGTCGTTCCAAAACGCACCCTCCGGGAACGTCCCGACCATGTCCCTCACGTCCCTCTGGGGGTCGTGGTTGAAGAACGATTTGGTGCCGGGCGGGAACGCAGCAGGTCCGCTTTCACGCAGCGCGACCTCACTATACGTCCCGCTCGTACCCTTACCCGGACGCGCGATGGTGACGAGCCAGCGGCCATTCACCTTCTTAGGTGCGCCGAAGCCCTCGTTGATCGTAACGATGTGTGTCATTGTTCTTCAGTCTACCACTTCTGCTCGTTTAGGGGGTGACGGGGGCAACAATGCTGGATAGGCCCCAGCCCACAATAATGGAAATGACGCCGATTAGGATGGACCAGGAAAGCTTGGGCAGCCACGAATTCTTGTCCAGCTCCGCCTGCATGCCCAGCAACTTGGTCTGCGCCTTATCGAGGTCCGATTCAACCCGTGCGATCTGCGCAGACATCGCCGCGTACGCCGGAGCCACCGCCTCTTGCGCACGAATACGCCGCTCGTGGTCTTCCACGATCTCCATGATGCGCGGTTGGCTAGATGCCAACACCGCTAGGTCCGTCGTGATCTTCCCGAGTTCCTGACGGATCTCATCCAGCATCTTTTCCATGCGCGCTTGTCTCCCCGGTTCTTGCGTGTCGGTCATCTTCTGTGCCCCCCTCCTAGCCTACTAGGTTCGTTTGGGTTCCCGTACCCGGCTGGGTATCCAGGTTACGGTTGGTGTTGTCAATCTCTCCGAGACGCCCCGACACGCCCGAGTTGCCCTGACGGGACAGCGGGTCGCTCTCACTATCGAGTTGTCCCGTCAGCTTGGTCGTCATCTGCATAAAGCCCAGTGCATTCTGGGCCTGCGCGTACTCGTCCGCGTAGATGGCACCTGTAGCGCGACCCGTGGCGAGAGAGGAGACCTGACGGTGTACCGGGTCCTCAGTGACACGTGGGAAGTCGAGGGTCAAATCGCGGAAGCCCATCGCACGGAAGACACGGACGTAGAAGTCCGACCAGCGTTCTTGTCGTGCGCGGGCCATAGCCACGGTGGGTCCGTCCAGGGCCGCGACAGACCCGAACCCACCGCCGATGGCGGGGTTGTTCAGCAGGGCTGTTACGGGGACGTCAAGTGCGGAAGCAACTTGCGCAGCAAGCGCGAGTCCGTCGTTCATGTCCACCTGGCCCGCACGGGGCATTGACGACATCTGTGTCTCGGGGGTCATGACGGCCACGCCGCCCGGACCAGAAGAACTGGCCTTACTCAGTCGCACGCCCGCAGCTTGCGCCTGGGTCTGGGTCTTACCCACAACCTTCCACGCGATCATAGTCAGCGCCTTCAGCAGGCTCGACGCGTCGCGAATGTACTCGCTGTAGGCCCAGGCGTAGGGCAGGGCTGCGAAGCAGTCGGGTACGCCCCAGTGTCCACCGGAGGGGACGTTGACCCGCAGGTCCACGATAACCCATTCCGGGTTCACGGGCGTGTTGGCGATGCGGGCTTCAATAGGAACGCCCGCGTCCTTCCACTCGATGGTGGGGTACCACTCTTCGATGCGTTCGGTGGTGCCATCAAAGTTCTTGCGGTCGTAATGCCGTAGGTAGTAGGCGGTGACCTCGGTGTCGTCCGGGTCGGTCGCACGGTTGGCGATTTGTTCCAGCGGTACGCGCCGAACCTCCTGGGTGATCGGGTTCACGATCACGAAGAGGTTGCCCCTGTTGTACAGCGTGCGCTCGTTCTGCTCGATGCCCTCACTCTTCATCAGGACGCGGTCCATACTGGGGGACTGCAGCATGCGCTTGACGCGGGGCGGCATCTTCCCCTCTAGACGGAAAGGCTTGCTGAACACGCCCTGATAGCGCAACTGGAAACCTCGACGCAGCAGCGGGTTTCCCGTGGATTGGAGCTCGGCCTCCTTGCCGACCTTCTTCATCATCTCTAGCGAGAAGCCGTCTTCCGAGGTAGCCTTGACGGTACCCCAAAGGTTCCAGCCCTCGTCTTCCGCGCGGACACGCAGGAGCGCTGCAGCGGCTTGGTCCCACTGCTCTTCGAGTTCCGCAACGCGCCAGCCCAACTCAAGGTTGATTTGCTCCAAGTCGGGGGCGGTTTCGGTAACAGTCTCTGCGGTGTCCGTCATGATTCTCCTATCCTACACTACACTCGGGTACTACCACCCGAATGTGCTGATTCCGTTACTGCCCCGGTCGTACCAAGACGAGGCCGCGCCTACGATCTCTTCAACGTCCGCCACCAGCGTGTCGCCCGCCTTGAGCGTGTCTACATCGAACAGCGGGTCCACAAGCGAGTACCAGACGGCGTCCGCCCGGTCGGGACTCTTGGCCCCACGCTTGCGCATGTCTTCCTTGCTCTCGATCTGTAGTGTCGAACCGTTGACCAACTTGAAGCGAATACCCCGCAGTTCGTCCAGGAGCTTCTCGTCTTCGAAGTCGATGTCGATCTCCCCGACAGCCATGCGCTTCTTCAGCTCGCTGAACATATACGCCCTCAGGTTGATGTACGCCCGGGTGTCCACGCCCTTGCGGTCGTTACCGAACACCTCGTACATATAGAAGTCGCCCTGATCTTCCAACTCGTGGATGGCGTCGAACACGCCGACACCCAGACCACCACCCGCGTCGATGTTGATCACGTTAGCCCGGTACTCCTTCGCCAGCGTGTTCAGACGCTGGGCCGTACCCAGGTTGTCCGGGTTGCTCGACGTCACCGGTGCGCGCATCCAGTCCGCAACGTGCCGAATACGCAAGCCCCTCTTCCCGGTCGGCTGCGTAACCTCTCCGGTGTCTGGGTCCGTCTCCCACACGTCCCCCTCCCGGCACTCGTACACCTGCGTCGAGTCCACACCCGCGCGGCTCACGTCAACCCCAAACCGCAGGCGGTCCCCGGTAGCGTCCGGCACCACGACCGTGCGCACGCCGAACGAGATCACGTGCTCCGGGAAAAGACCCAGCCCGCTGTCCCACGCCCACTGCCCCAACACACGGGCAATGTACCGCGGGTCGTCCTTGCCACCGTAGCGGAGGCGTGCCGCCTCGACCGCCTCCCACCCCGATAGGCCCTCCGCCTTCGAGATGTCGAACCCGTCCTCGCCCGTAATCAGCGGCGAGTCCATCATCGAGATGTGAATCCGGTTCCAGCTTGGGTTGCCGCCCCGACCTTCCGAGTCCGGCCAAATCTTCGCCATCGCGCTGCTCGGGTCCGTGGGGTTCGCCAGCAGCAGGATGCGGTTGTGCTTGCCCGTCGCGATGTTGCTCAGACCGTCCAGGAGCTTGGGGTCCAGACCCACCGCCTCGTCACCGATAGCCAGCAGGTACGTCGCGTGACGACCTTGGAACGCCACGTCGCTCTTGTTGTCCGGTGGCTTACGGCCCTGGCCGATCACCTGCCCGTCGCTGAGCTTCCACTTGTTGTCCCCCAGGATCTCCCCGGGCGGGCCGTGGTCGATAAGCCCCTCGTTGAAGCGCTGCTTCATCGTCCCGTGCATCTGCCGGATAACACCCCACAGCAGGTCCACCTGGTCCTTCGAAGGAGCCGTACTTGCAACGAACGTGTGCGACTCTCCCAGCGGGTGTGTGTCAATCCACCACAGCGCGATGATCCCCGCAACATACGTCTTCCCGACACCGTGCCCTGCAGCCACCGCCGTGTTCCGGTTCGCCACAATGGATGCACCGATCTCCCGCTGCTTGCTCCACAACTGCAACCCCAGCACGTCATTAGCCCACAGGCCGACGTCCTCCCGGTACCGCCGCTTCCGGCTCTGGGTCTGCAGCTGCCCCAGCACACCCGGCATCAGTTCATTGAGGTACGTCATTCAGCCGCATCCTCTACCACCGTCACCGCATCCAAGAACGCGCCCTGGAAGATCAGGTGCACGGTCTCCCGCGGCACCTCCGGGAACTCCTCCCGCAGCTGCATCTCCGCCTTCTCCGCCGCCACCTCCAGCGCCATCGCAATCACCTTCGCGTGCGCCTCGTTGATCTTCATCAGGTCCACGTCAATCGCCTTGCGGCGCCGCTCGATCTGGTCCAGCATCGTCTTCACGTTCGTGCTCATGACGCGTGCCAGCGCCACGTAGTCCTCCGTGTTGTCCGCCCCCTGCATGCGGTCCCGCAGGTCCCGGATCGTGTCGCTCAACTCCACCAGGAGCAGCTTCTCCTCGACCAGGTCATCCCTATACAACTTGTCATCCAGTAGCACCGACAGTCGCTCAGCAACCTCCGCAGCAGGGATGCCCGTGGCTTCCTCAATCTCCCGAGCGCTACTCCGCGCCATGCGCAACAGCCGCTTGTCCAGTTGCGGAGATCGTACCAGTTCCTGAGTCATAGTGTCCATTCTACAGCAAAACCCCCGGCCCCCGCTAAGAGGAGCCGAGGGTTCGCCTCGTCGTGTGTTACGGCTTCAGGTTCGCCTTCGCCAGCATGTTGCTCAGCGCCAGGGCCAAACCGCCCAGACTGAACACCAGCGACTGCGCCTCACCGGTCAGCAACGCTGCCAGCGCGGGTGCAATCGTCGCACCAAAACCCAGCCACGTTCCGATCTCGTAAATCACGCTACGAACATTCGCAGGCACTCGACGCAGCAGGCCCTCCGGGACCTCCACCTCGTCAAGCTCCACGACCAGTTCCGTCACGATCTCTACGACATCGTCCGCGCCCTGTTTCTTCGTCATCTGTCCCTGCTCCTCTACTGGCAACTCTCGCACTGCAGCGCTTCCATCGGATCGATGGGGCACGCGTAGCCGCCGACGTTGTCCTGGTCCTCGTTCATGTTCATGCTCCGTGTTCTGCCCCCGTGCGGGCTTTTCAGTCTACCACGGCAGCCGCGCAACCCTAGCGACACGCCGAGGCGCTACGCCCCCAACGCAGCAGCGAGTCGCGCTGCTCGAACGGCGTCCTCCAAGAGGGCGTCAACACTGTCGGGGTCGGGCGTTGCGGCGGTAGACAGGGCCATTGCATCGCGTACCTGTTGCGCGGTAAGCCCGCCCCCTCCACCCGTCGATACCGTGAGGGCCTGCACGGGCTGTTGGTAGTTGACCCGCACCATGAACGCACCCACGGTGTTTATGAACGGGTCGGAGCTGTCGTCCGTTAGCAAGATTCCGTTCGTAACTTGCAAAGTGTGGTTGGCCTCCCGCGGTCGAATCTTCCATCCCCCGAGTAGGTAGATGTAGATCGGGATCGCGGTACCCGCCACTACGTCGATGTCGTTCCCGCCCACCTGCTGCATGGCAACGCCGTACTTACTGTTGTCGCCCGTCAGCCACCAGTCCAGCCAACGCGACCACAGGTCCTTTACATCCAGTTCGTCCACGGACGAAAGCGTGATCGTCCGCGCGGTGCCATCAAATGAAATCATCCCGCACGCCCTCCCGGGAGGTTAGACCAAGTAGGCGCGGTCGGTTTCTGCCGTCAGCGTGATGCCTTGGTTGGTTGCTCGTGTAATGGTGTACGTCGTCACCACCGGCTTGGCGGAACCCGCGTTACCCGCAACCACCGTGACCGGTGCGTTAGTTCCCGCAGTGCGGCCCCCTTGAACGTTGCCGTCGTAGTCGAACGTGAACGGGAGGGACGCACCCGTAATAGCCCCCGCGATGTCCGCACCGAGTGCGTTGTCAACCGTAATCGCGCCCGTCAGACCGTAGTCGTTTGCGCCCGCCAAGTCGGTGAAGTACATGCGGTAGTAGCCCGTGCCGCCCGCAGTTAGTACCGAGTTGAAGTTCAACGTTCCGGTGGCCGTGTACGGCTCGGTTCGTGCGACACCGGTCGAATCGGTGAACGTTAGACGGTTGACGTCGTTGCCGTCGTAATCGTCAATGTAAACACCGGTCGTGGTGATGAGCGTGTCACCCACGAACCCCATGAGCAACTGGGTGATGATACCGGTTTGGCTCCCCGCACCCGAGTCAATGTCCGCGTTTTGACGGAGCAGGTACTGGACCTTGGTGTAGATGTCTTCCGCTACAGCGCCGTTACCGTCCACGATGATGGAGAACGGGTAGTAGGTACCACCAATTTCACGCTCACCCGCGTAGGCAACTAGCGTCGCAGTGCCGCCGTTGGCTGTGTAGTTTGCGACGCCCGCCGCGTTGATGGTGCCCGCGACAGAACAGCGGAACCAGCGCCCCGCCGTGTCTTGCCGCACATCGTCAACAGATAGCGACCCTACCGTGGCGGTGGTAAACCCGTTACCCGCAACCCACGTCGTCGTGATACCCGTATACGGAAGGTTGGCAGCGACGTTGACGTCGGTGTCCTGAATCTTCAGGTCATCTTCGTTACCCAACAGCATGTTGACCTTGAAGGCGCCCGTAGCTGAAAGACCCGTGTCGGCAAGGATTGAGTCGTCGTACTTCTTAGCATACTCGCGCACGTAGCCTTTGAAGTAGGTGCGGTTGTCAATGCCGCCATCCTGATACACCAGGATGCCCTCGTTGACTTCATCAGTGAACGTGAAGTCCTCCGCCGTACCGCCGAGAGTTTTCTGGTAGTAGAGCTGCGCGCCAGTGGAGACGTCACCGAGCGAAACGATGCCCACGTACTGGCGATCCAGCACGCCAGCAGCGGTGAACTCCGACCATCCACCGTCACGGAGCATCTGCCGCGTTGCATCGTTGGCGGGTTTCCAGCCAGAGAACGTGGCGCCGTCTGTACCGAACTGGTACTGTCCCGAGCTTGCGTCGATGGTGTACATGGGGAACTCGAACTTGTTATAAGCCGAGGTTGTCCACAGGTCAACAAACTTTGAGTACAGTGCCTGGATGGTGACGCCGTCCTTGGCAACCAGGTTGCCCGCGACATTCAGGGTAAACGTGGACGCCGCAGTGTCGAGGGTTAGCTCGGTTCCTACAACGATCAGGTCGGGGTCAGTGATCTTTGCCAATGTCGTTCCTTAGGCTAGGTAGTTGCGGTCTGCGATTTGCGCTATGGGGAGGCTTGCGTTTGTTGCGGCGAGTGCGTAGTTACGGATGTAGAACGGGACGTACCCTGTCTTGAACACTCCGATGTCGATGGACTCCGGGGACTCATACGTATAAGTATACGTGACACCCGGAGTAGCGTCCACGTTTACGCGTTCCACCTGGGTTCCCGCCTGCAACACCACAATGTCGGAACCGGTGACCAGTCCCGTCAACGTGAGGGTGATGGTGTCTAGCGGGTATTGGTACGCCTGCGTAGTTGTGGTTGACGTGGTGGGTATGTACACGGACGTGATTGCCGTTGCGTTGGTGACAGTGGTCGTCACCTTCAGCCGCAGCTTGAACCCGAGGATCGCGCTCAAACCGGTGATGCCGTTGAGGGCCGTGCCAAGCGTGGTGGGCGTGTAGTTTGCCACCGTCATCGTTGACCAACCGTTGCCATCGTTTTTGTCGATGGAATAGTTGTAGTTGTAGTTCGTCGCAGTACCGCCAGCCATGACCAGCGCAGAGTTGCTGAAGCCGGTGTGGCCGATGACAAAGTTGGGCGTTTCAAACGTTGCCGATTGCCCAATGGTGGGCATGTACAATCCGCCCGCTGCGGTGAACGCCGCACCGCCCGTCAACGTAACTTGCGTTGCCGTTTCTGCGGTCGGTTCGTTCATCACCACCGCCAGACGACCCGCCGTGGTGGACGTGAAGTAGTCCAGCCAATGCGTACCGTACACACCTGTTTGAGCGGTGAGAGCTTTAGTGCCGCCGTTTGCGCGCTGGCTCATGTTGATGACAGCCGACACGTCTGCCGCGTCGGCGTAGTCACCGAACACGTTGTCAACGACGAGGCCTTTAGACGAGTTGTCGCCCGTCATAATGCCCGAACGAGTGTTAGAGCAGTACACGCGTTGCACGCGAGTGTTGATCGCCGCCGCACCACCAGCGAGCGTAAAAATGTAACCGCAAGCATTCGCGCTGCCCAAACTTAGCGGGGATGCGTAGGTGCCAATGTTCCGAATCGTAGTGTTCGTGCATCCGGCGACACCTACCGTCACGAGGGCGGTGTACGGGTGCGTGTTAGTTACGGGAAACGTCAACCCGTCGATGGTCAGGTTGAGGCAGTTCGATGTGGGCAGGAAGATGGTGCACGGGTTAGCCGTGCCGGTGGTACCGGAAACCTGTCCGATGTATTTGGTGCCCGTGATCGTCACATTGGAGCAAGTAGCGAGCGCAAACTGGCCGTCGATCATGGTCAGGTCGGTGAACGTGGTGTTGTTCACTCGGGTCGCGCTGATAGAGGTAGGCAGCGTGTGGGCGCGCAAAGCCGCGTATCGGGCCTCCATGCGCGTGAACGTGAACCCGTCGCAGTCGGTCAAGATGACAGACGTTGAGTTGTTTGCCGCTGTCGCAACCCGCTGAAAACGGCAGTCAGTAAAAGTGCCGCCCGCAAGGCACAACGTCATGGTGAGGGGTGCAACCACCAAAGCGGTCGTCGGCTTGTTGCCCACCCCCACCTTCGTGAACGTCATCGCCGTCGCAACCTCCGACAGAAGGATGGCGTCAACAAACCCAGAGTTGGACACGTTCACCGAATACGCCTGCGTGCACGACAGATACCACGCCATGTTGCACTTATCAATCGACACCACCCCGCCACCCGTAGTGGTGAAGTCGTAGCGGGTAGCAACCGTCGCGTTCGGGATCACGTTTGCAGTACGTGCTGCGGTTGTGCAGTTCTCAAAGAAGATGTTGCCGATGACAACCTTCAAACCTGAAACTGGCGTGTAACCGTTCGTCGCAGCGCCCGAGTTTCCAATGCGAACCAACCCCGTGTTGTCGATCCACACACACTTGCCCCGCGCGGCTTCCGTGCCCGTAGTTGTGACAATGCCCGCGTTCGGGTAGAACTCGTAGTCTCCACCGCCGACAGTTTGCTCAATGAACACACCCGCCACATACCGCAACAGGCCATTGTTGGGAATCTGCATCGTCTGATTCGACACACCACTGGTCGTGCCAACCTCATACCAGGCACCCGTCACATTGTAAGTACCCAACCGGTTAGCGTTCGTTGTAGACGCTTCATCGCCCACAACTTCAATCCACCCGACCCGGCCCGCATCCGACGCGGTAGCCGTGATGCCCGTCAACGCACCCGCAACATACGCACCCGACTTCTGCTTCACCCGAATGAACCCAGTAGCAGGCATCGCCGCACCCGTAGCAGTAGAAGCGGCAGTCAACGCCGAATGCACGCCAATGAGCTTGCCCGTACCTGACCCGTTCGTGATGACCGTATTCCACGCCGGAACGTTCCCCGACCCGCCCGTGAACGGAATCATCCACACCGCCGTGCCGTCAATGTTGACCGTGCCGCCCAACGCAGCCGACAACGTGACAGGCCCCAACGTGCTCGACGTGGTTTGATTCAACCCCACCCGAGAATCCTGGTCGATGGTCAACGTGCCACCGTTCACGTTGTACGTGTCGCCACCCGTCTTACCGGCGAGCGCGTCAATGTTCTGCGCCGTCGTAATTGTAAACGTTGCCATTAGCTGTAAGCCACCCCCACCAACTCAGACCCCGAATACGTAAAAGACTTCACCAAATCAATGCCGCCCGGTGTCGCGCCACTCAACGTCACCGACGACAACACATCCCCCGAATAGGCAAACGTTTTCGTCACCCCCGACACGTACACCACCGATGACACCAAACCGCCAGCCCACGTCAACGAATACGCAGACCCCTCCAAGTTCTGCGACACCGTTTCAAACGTGTCCTGCAA